ATTCCGCGTATGGTGTCTGGCACGGCCGCCGAATGGATCGGGGAAGACGCCGCCGCGTCCGAATCCTCGCCCGTCTTCGACAGCGTTCCGCTGACCCTGAAGCAACTGTCGGCCCGCAGCCAGCTTTCGCGGCGGCAACTGAAGCAATCGCTTCCGGGGCTGGACGTGCTGCTGAAGAACGACCTGCGCCGGTCCATCGGTATCGAACTGGACCGGGCGGCAATCTCGGGCGCGGGTAGCGCCACCGTGCCGCGCGGCATCCTGAATACCGTGGGCATCGGATCGGTGGCGATCGGTGCAAATGGCGGGGTCCCGCACTTCCCGTTCCTGACCCGGCTTATGGCCGAAGTGGAAGCCGAGAACGTGGCGGGCACGTCTTATGGCTGGCTGACCAACCATTTCGTGAAGGGCACCCTGCTTTCCACCCAGACGGCGGACGGCGCGCAACAGATGATTCTTCAGCGCAACGGCACCGACTGGACCATCGCGGGTTACAAGGCGGCCTTCAGCAACCTTGTGCCCGCCACCGGCACGAAGGGCACCGGCACCGATCTTTCCACCCTGATCTTCGGCAACTGGTCGGACCTGATGATCGGCCAATGGGGCGGCATCGACATTGTGGTCGATGACGTGACCGAAGCCGCCAAGGGCAACGTGCGGATCATCGCCCATTCGGAATGGGACATTGCCGTGCGGCACCCGCAATCCTTTGCGGCCATCACCGATGCCGTGACTGTCGCGGGCTGATCCTGCGGCACCTGCCCGCCCCACCTCGGGGCGGGCTTTCCCCAAATTCGGAAAGGGCCAGACATGGCAATCATTCACGGAAAGGACGGAGTGGTGAAGATCGGCACGGCCGATTTTGCCCACGTCCAAAGCTGGAATCTGGACGTGACGGCCGATGTGGCCGAAGCCTACAGCATGGGTGAAGAGTGGAAGGACGCCGGGGTTGGCGTCAAAGGCTGGTCGGGATCGCTGGAATGCTACTTTGACCCGGCCGACACAACGCAAAGCGGCCTCGATGTGGGTGACGTGGTGGCGCTGAACCTCTATCCCGGCGGCGATGCGACCGGCGCGCGCTACTTCAGCGGCAATGCGGTGGTGTCCGGGGTGCCCCTGTCGGGGGCCAAGGACGGGTGGGTGTCCGTCACCTTCAACTTCACCGGCAAGGGCGCGCTGGCCTCGGCCACCGCCCTGTGACGGCCGCCCCCCGGCCTCTCTGCCCCTTTCGGGATCGGGGCAAGGCGGGGCGAAAGGGGGGCGCAGAAGCCTTCACATGGGCGCGGGGATAAGCACTTCAGGGCGGCCGCCATGCGGCCGCTTTGTCATTTCCTGCCTCGGCCGTTCCGGCCGCAGGGCGCGGCCTTCAAGGGCCAGCATGGCACGGGCTTGCGCAAGCTGGCCGGTGGCCCAGCCAATGCCCTGCCGGGTCACGATATAGCGCCCCGGTGCCACCGGGCGAATGAAGCCCTGCCGCAGCGCCATGCCCAAGGCCATGTCGAGGCCGAAAGGGTCAAGCCCGGCCGCATGTGCCAAGGGCACCTCCGGGGCTTCCTGCACGGCCGCCACCGCGCACAGGAAGTCCAGAAGGTTCCGGTTGCGAAAGCCCCGCCGCTCACGCATCCAGCCGCCCTGCCACTTCGCGCTTCTCTGCCTCGGCCCCATGGCCGGGGATCACGCCGCCCCATGCCGTCAAGCGCCAGATGCGTTCGCGGTGGGTCCGGGCGGCCTGCGCTGGCATCACCTCGGCCCGCCCGAGGCGCAACAGGGTGACGGCCGTGCGCAGGCGCGACATGGCCCCGCCGTTGCGGGTGGTGGCCGGATCGGCGGCAAGCTGGACGAAGACCTGTTCCGGGTCTTCGATATTGACCGCGACTGTCAGCATTCCCCGCGCCGCGCATTCCTGAAGCCCTGCCCAGATGCCCGCCGGGGTCAGGTTGTATTCTTCCCCGGCCGAGGCAAGGTCGATCCACGCGGAAAGCTGTTGCAAGTCTTCGATACGTTCGCGGGCGCAAAGGCTGTCCATCGCGTCCGAGAAATCCACCGACAGGGCGAAAAGCCCGGCGGCCGTGTATTCGTTCAAGCTGATCTGCTTGCCGTCCGAACGGGCTAGGCGGGCCTGCATTGCCGTGTAAGCGCTGCGGTCAAACTGAAGCGTTTCCATGTGTCACCTTTCTGCGTTGCGCATAGCTTCGCCGGGGCCGAAAAGCAGGGGCTTTCGGTGTTGTTGTGGTTCCCGATTTGGGCTATCAATGTTTTTCGTTGATAGACTCGCGGCCCCTTGCCGTCAATGAAAAACGTTGATTATGACCCCAGCACAATCCCGAGCCGCGCGCGGCCTTCTTTCGATGACACAAACCGGGCTGGCGAAGGCCGCCGGGCTGGGGCAGTCAACGGTAATTGACTTCGAGAAAGAGCGGCGAACTGTTTCAGATCAAGCGGTTGCCGCAATCCGCGCGGCGCTGGAAGCCGCCGGGGTGGAGTTTATCCCCGAGAATGGCGGGGGTGCCGGGGTGCGCTTGGCCAAGCCCGGCGGCGCAGGCGCATAGCAGGCTTTCGCTAACAATGGCCTAACGAAAACCCGCCGCGCGCTGCAAATCTGCCCCGATTTCCTTAACCGCACCTTGCTGTGTTCTGTTGCCTTTTAAGGGCATCAAGACGCTTGTAGGGCTGGGTTGAAGCGAACATGACTAAGGCCGTTGCCATTCGCCACGAAGCACTTCCGCCGCCCACGCGGCGGGGGCTGCATAGAGACGAGTCGGCAGCTTACATTGGGGTCAGCGCAAACACCTTTGACAAGATGGTCGCTGACGGCCGGATGCCCCCTGCGAAACGGATTGACGGACGCAAGGTCTGGGACGTGCGCGCGCTGGATCGGTCATTTGACGCCTTGCCGGGCGGCGATGAGTCGAGCCAAGCTAACCCGTGGGACTGAAACCATGGGTCGTTCGGTGAAGATACGCATCAAGTATGTTGTGGAAGACACAGACCGGCACGGCAACGTGCGCCTGTATCTTCGCCGCGATGGTCGGAAAGTCCGATTGCGCGGCCCCTTGGGTTCCCCTGACTTCTGGGCCGACTATCATGCGGCCTTAGCCGACCCGGCCCCGGAACCCAAGGCAAAGCCGGGGGCGCTGGTGAAGGGGTCAATGCGGGCGCTGGTGGCCGACTACTTCAAAAGCGCCATGTTCAAGGGTCTTGACCCCAAGACGCAAGCGACCCGCCGTGGCATCCTTGAACGCTTCTGCGCCTATGTGCCCGAGGGCGGCACGACGCCGGATGGGGAAAAGCCCTTCGCTGAAATGCTCCCCCGCCATATCCGCAAGCGCCGCGATGCAATGGCAGACCGGCCTGAAGCCGCGAATGGCATGGTCAAGGTTCTGCGACAGGTCTTCAAATATGCCATGCAATACGACCTGATCGACCGGAACCCGGCAGACGGGATTGAACTTCTGAAGTCAGGTTCGGAGGGCTACCATTCGTGGAGTCTTGCCGAAATTGAAAAGTATGAAGAGGCGCACCCTATCGGAACGGTTGCCCGGCTGGCCTTGGCACTTGCCCTTTACACGGGCCAGCGGCGGGGCGATCTGGTCCAGTTTGGCAAGCAACACGTTCGGGATGAGTGGCTGATCTTCACCCAAAACAAAGGCCGCAATCGCAACCCGATCAGGCTGGAACTGCCGATCATCCCGGCCCTGCGGCAAGTGATTGATGCCAGCCCGACCGGCGACCTGACCTTCCTTGTCACCGCCCACGGCAGGGCCTTCACGAATAACGGCTTTGGCAACCGCTTCAGGGAATGGTGCGACAAGGCGGGGCTACCTCATTGCAGCGTCCACGGGTTGAGGAAAGCCGCCGCTGCCCGACTTGCGGAACTTGGCTGCACGGAGTTTGAAATCATGTCGATCACCGGCCACCAGACCAGCAAGGAAGTGACCCGCTACACGAAAGCCGCCAGCCAAAAGACGCGCGCCGCAAGTGCCCTTGTGAAGATGACTGCGGAACGGAACTAAAACAGAAGTGTCCCACTTTTTGCCGCCATGTTAGGCGGTGGGACAAAACCGAAGGTTAAGTCCAAGAAATCTAACGATATTTTTGGAAGGTGGCAGCCCGTAGGGGAGTCGAACCCCTCTTACCTGGTTGAAAACCAGGTGTCCTAACCGATAGACGAACGGGCCACTGGGGGGCTGATTAGGCGATTG